AGGGATCGACGTAACCCTAAAGAGGGATCGAAGTGATCAGGAGGAGGGATCGACGCGCTGTCGAACAAGTGATCAGGAGGAGGGATCGAACAACTAATAATTAGTCGGATCGGGTACAGAATCTCGTAGAAATGGCTTCGGACGGGGCCTTGCGCTAGTTCTCCCCTACTACCCCTTACCTATATCAAGCCTCTGCGAACAATCCCGACAGCCTATCCCTAAGCTCCTGTTCGATCTCATCGGGCTTCCTGTGTTCTACCACTACCTTTGAGGACTCATCGAATACGCCCTCACTCTTTCCTAGTAGTTCGAGTGCCCGTACCCGTGTGGATGGTGGGTTGCTGTCGTCCATGGCCTCTGTCTTCAATCGCTGAAGAATCCACTTGGCGTTGAGCTTTTCGTGTGCTCGCTTCGCATCCTTCTTGTCAGCCTTCAGGTCTTCGATGGCAATCCGAACGTGGTCCTTCTTCGCTAGTCGTGACGCGAGGACGTTGACGGTCGAGTCCTTGCCCTTGGTATCGTACGCCTTGCGGTAGGCATCGGAGTACGACAGCCCGGAAGCAACGAACCCGGCGAATGCGCTCTGCTTAGGTGTAAGCTCTCTAGGTATAGACATACCCCAAGATAAGCACCAAGCCCGTACCGTCAACACATTGACCCCCCGCTTGATACCCCTTGGGGGGGGTTGACATATGTATTGACATTGATTAGATTTACTGGTAGGATAGGAGTGCAGGCCGAAGCGGCCCAACTAATAATTAGTCCAAAAGGGAGGCAACTGAGATGAGGATCAAGAGCGAGGCCGAGAGACGCTACAACGCGCTGGTGACGCGGTTGGAAGAAATTGAGGCCGAGGTCGCCGCCGAGCGCGGTATGCTCGTGACCGATGTGTATCTCACCGACCCTGAGATTGATTACGAAAACACTGCCGACAGCCACGATTGGCGCACGGGCGAGCCGCTGGTCGAGGGCACGGACGCATGGTGGGACATGATGTACGGGCAAGGTGCATCAGCCGCTGGGGGCCGGGGCGAGGAGCTAGGCATCGACATCAATTCGTACTTCCCGAAGCCGATTTACTAGGAGAAAAAGAAGATGATTACCAAGCGCACAACGGGACGGCTCCAGAGATTTATCGATGGCATATCCCTAACATACGCATCAGAGGTGACTGCACTGAGGGCGATAAACAAGCGAGTGCCCAATGCAGAGAGTCTTCCGGGCTGTTTCACGATCATGCCCCAGTCTGAAGGCGGTCGCTTCGCCATCGTGTACCTGTGCGACCAGAACGACCCATCTTGGATGGATGTATTCCATGGTGCAGGCCTTCCGGTCTTCGGTGTCTAGGTGTAGGTGTATAGGGGGGAGTTGACATACATATTGACATTGATTAGATTTACTGGTAGGATGGGAACAGGGTCGGGAAAGCCCGACTAATAATTAGTTCACCGCCAAAAAGGAGGCCTCATGGCTTGGCGACGGGATGTGGGACGATACGTCGATCTCTTCGGTGAGATCAAAAGAGAGAACCTGAGCATCTGGCTCAAGGCGAGAAAGGCTAACAGCGTCAACGCAGCCTACTGGTCACTCAAGCACGCATTGCCCGACGCCCGCATTCCGCGCCCCGACACACGGTTGAAGGCGCATCAAGAGAAGTTCTTGAGCACCACGGGACAGTACACCCGTGGTTCTAGTGACCCGAGAAATCTTTCGTTCAACTAATAATTAGTTCAAGGGGGAGCATCATGAGGAAGAATTGCGAACGCACACTCAACGCTTGGTTTAGGGACGAGCCATTCGGCAAGCGCGGAGACTCCATCTGGACGGACGGGAGCACCATCCACTCATACAACACATGGATCGTGGCAGTGCTTGCTGACTTCACCGGCATCCGGTTCCGGTTCAACAACACCAAGTACAGCAGGACAACGACCACGCACCAAAACGCGATCCGCGAATACATGAAAGGCGACGGGTGGGCGCTGCGGTTTCACGAGGACGTGCCACGGGGCACCTATTCCTTGTAAAGGAGGAGTGAGATGAGCACCAAGTTGAGGGATGATTTCGTGTCGATGTGCAGGGCACACTTTGCCAAGCACCCGGACGCCCCTGTCCCAATTCCCCCTTCGGGGTGTCAGTTGCGCCGGATCAATGCTGACGGGTCGATCACATATGTGTCCGAAAAGGTCAGGTGGACAGCTCAAGTCGGTGGCCGTATGTGCAACGTCTGGCGTGACTACTACGACCAGTACGGACGCAAGCACACGATACCCGAACCGGAGGGGGATGTATGAAGTGCGCAGTCGCAGGGCAGGAAGGTAGCACCATGCCGAATCATTTGGAGATTGACCGCCGAGGAGGAGGGATCTGAGATGGGGAACAAGTATGAGTCTGGACTAGAGTATATCCGGGCACACGGGATGCCGGACGCCGAGACGTTTGATTGGGCTGTACCGTTAGAGCAATTCAAACGGGTATGCGATACCGCTGGGCAGAATGTGTCCGGGCGTGTTGTAACGGCATACGGTGATGGCGTGTTCGGTCGGATCGTCGGGCTGGACGACGAGGCTAGCGGGTGGGTTGCCCAGACGTTTGCTGTGGAATCTGCGGGTCATTCTAATAATTAGTTCACCGGCAAAAAATATTTGCCACAACAAGGGGGAAGTATGACCGATCCAAACTGGAACAGCAGAGCAGAGATGAGCTATATCATGGACTATCCGAATGAGGTGGACATGATAGCTTTCCATATCGACACAGAGATGGACAGGCTCGAAAGAGATATGGAGATGCTGCAATCATCACACGGCGAGTATCGTGAGATGATAATCAGGGATGTGGCAACGACAAGGAATATCATCTCACATCATGTGAGCCAGATCATACGTCTCTGTGTCGAAGAGCCACAAGATACACTAGACCCGTGCCAGATTCATATGTTTCAGAAGGACGACGTCGGCCTATGAATAGACACAGCACCTTGCTCCGAAAAATTGTGAGACCATGGGATACAGGCTACACGTGTAGCCCGTCGCCCCCAGCTCATGTAAAAAATATTTTCATATTATTTTTTTTAATTGGGTGTCAGGGCGTCGATCAGGTGGAGGACAGTGCTCCGGTAGCATATGGTCCGCCAAGTGTCTTAGAACGCAGCGTGGGGCCTGTGGAGGGGCATCTGACCAGTGTTCGGTGGCCATGTACGGGCAGCGGGTGCCTCGACGCATCCGATCTAGCCCGACTAGCCGACCTCATACTGGAGCAATCCAGTAGGCTCGACCTAGAGGTGGCCATGATGGTTGGAATACTGATGGTGGAGAACCCTTGGCTCGACTCACTCGCAGTCTCTAGCGCGGGTGCGGTCGGCCTCTACCAAGTTATGCCGATGCACAGAGGTGCATGGCCTGAGTGTAGCGAAGCCATAGAAACCGTGGCCGGATCAGTCTGCCATGGGTCGGTAATCATCCATGACTTTCTACAGAGGAGAGGCAGCAGGAACATGGCCCTACTTGCATACAACGGATGCAGGAGTGGCCCGTGTGAGGTGTACCCAGAAAAAGTTTCTGGATATTCAGATCAATTTCTTAATGGGGAAGAACCACAGTGAAAGACATGGCAATGGCGACAGACATAGAAAGACTCCAACAAGTACACAAACAGAGGAGGGAGCAGATCGCTAATATTAAGCAAGCTAAATATTTTCTGCGTAAGGCGTCCAAAGACCTGACCACTACAAGGACTAAGTGTAATTGTTGTGAGTTTAGCCTATGGGACGACGAGCCGGAAGCTAGGATGCACAGGGGTATAAAGTCAGCATTGAAACAGGCCGCCAAGGCGCAAGAGATGGCAGTAGATGACCTTGAAGACATCGAAGTGATGCAGAGGTTACAGGGCTATTGAACAAGTAGGGTGGGGGTTGACATTAATATTTATTCCATTATTATTATTGAGTATGTTGTTGGCTGCATCCAGTAGCACACACAGAACTAATTATTAGTTCACAAAAAAGGAGATGGTATGAGCAAGATGTTCCCCGGTGCAACAATCACCCCACAACAGGCCGTTGAGGTGGTATCCGACTTGTCTTGGCCGATGCGGTCCAAGCTTCTGACCGTCATGCTTGGCTTTGTGGGTCAGGGCAAGACCGTAGCCGCAAGACTCGCCTCAGAAAAAATTTCTGAGGATCTGGGCCGCACCCTAGTGAACATGCGCGACCTGAGCCGCGCACCCAACGACGACGAGTTCGTTTATTGGGAGATCAACTGCTCCACATCTGATCGGAGTGACTTCCAGATCCCGTGGATTGAGGACGGATCCTACGATCTCGTAGTGCTTCATACGTTTCGGCTTCTGGCCGAGAACCCGAACGCACACGGGATGATCGTGCTCGACGAGATCGCTAAGAATCCCGAGTTGGCTCCAATTTTTGCGGAGATCGCAAGAGAGCGTCGGTTCGGCACGACGTTCAAGCTGCCTGACAACATCATGGTCGTAGGCACGGGCAACCGGGCCACTGACAACGCAAGCTCCTTCGAGTTGCCAGAGGATCTTCGCAATCGTGCGATGATTCTCGACGTTCAGTCCGATGAACAAAGCTTCCTCGACCATGAGAGGGATACGCTAGACCCTACACTTGTGGCGGCGCTCAAATTCATGGGTGGGACATCAGAAAAACGGCTAGTCTTTGACTATGGCGACGCAGCCGTTCCGTCTGCGAACACACAGAAGTGTACGTTCCGCAGCGTGTCATGCTTCAACGATGTCATCAAGCTCGACTCTTGGGATTGGGATAAGTCGCACCATAGGCATGCGGGTGGGGGACTGATTGGGAGTGGGGCGTTTGGCACGATTGCAGCTAGTCAGGGCTTTGGTGAGCAGCTTGTCTTGATCAATCAGTATTTTGACGACCCGGAGGCCAACAAGGCGGAGATCGAAAGCGTGTTTGTCCACAACAGCCTTAAGATGGAAGATATTTCTGCTTTCAAACACGCGCTTATGGTGTCCTTACTGAGCAAGATCAAGAAGGACGCAAGCAATTTCGAGACGGCTTGCAGGTACCTCGACATCATCAATTGCGCGGAAACGTACCGCTCGTTCCTTGTGTGCGCGAAACAGATGGACGAGTCATTCGCTAAGACGGCCCGGTATGCGAGCAGTCGTGCGTCAGATATCCGCATGTCGAATTAAGTCTCCCAAAAATCAGTAGGTTGTACACACAAAAATATTTTTAGAGAAAAGATTTCTCACATCAACAGGAGCCTCACAATGAGGACAATTGAAGCAGAAGAGTATTTCGTGTGCAGTCTTGAGGTCGGCAAGTTTACCGGCACCAAGGGCGACAAGGTGATGAAGAGTCAACTTGTGGAGCATGACAACAAGCGTGTGGGCGCAACGTTCCACCGCATCCCCACGAAGTACTACACAGCAATCGGCAAGGCCGAGCGCATGGGCAGGGACGCACTCTCTGATGGCAACTGGCTCTGGACATCCAAGCAACCGGGGGATTCTGGTAAGGCGTCATCTATGGACGGCTACCTTGTCCACCATGAGGACTTTCACGACTTGGATAAAAAAATGACCAAGGCCCGGAATGCTTTCTGGGCAGCCGCCGAAGAAAACATCATTCGGATGTACGACTTCCACAGACGGCAGGGCCAGATCGCATACCGTCAGGCCACGGGTGAGAGCATGAGTGACGATCAGGTCCAACGGTTCTATCCCGATGTAACAGAGGTCCGCAAGGCGTTTGACTTCAGGTTCAAGCCCCTCCCTCTGTATGGGTCTCAGGGTGGAGATGGCTCGCGCATCTGGCACCCTTCATGGGGTGGCGAGAAGCGTGACTTGTTTGAGCGGGTGCAACAGGCGGCAATTGAGGACCAGAACCGCAGGGTCCAGAATGGCATGGAGGGTCTAGTTGGTCGTGTGCTGAATGTCGCCAAACAGCAGGCAGAAAATATTTCCACTTATGAAAATTCTGGTGACGACAAGCCCAAAGGTCTGCCTTACGCAAACACATGGGCAATCATGGAAAACCTTGCTGACGAATTAGACAAGTGGGGTGGCAGGGTCACAAACGACAACGGCAAAATGCGCGGACTTGCAGTAGACATTCACCGCATGATTAATGGCATCAACGATGCGACTGCGGGTAACGTCGGGGAGTTCCGTGGGATGATGTCGAACGAAGCACCAATCCGTGAACAGATCGGTTCACAACTCAAGAACATTGAAAGCTCTGCGTCTTCGGCCCTCGAAGACTTGCTTTCGTAAACAAGACCTAAAACATGGACCTAGGGGCGACGGGCGGCACGTGTCGCCTGTCGCCCATGGTCTCACATTTTTTCGGAAAGAATGGAGGAGAACGACATGAGCTTAACCACCACTCAGGAGAAACAGGCACATCGCCTGTCCGTGGCCAAGTCCGAATGCTACGGATTCTCCATCGCAAGTGCAGCAATCTTGGCACCCATCCCTATTAGTATTGACGACAGGCAGCCAACTGCATGCACTGATGGCAACAAAATTTATTTCAGTTCTGTTTTTGCCGAGACACTCAACCCACTGGAGCTTGCCGGAACAATTATCCACGAAGCCCTCCACATCCAACTCATGCACCCGTTGCGTATGCTCATGCTCATGGAGCGTGGATTTACTGCCCATGAGATTAATGTTGCCGCTGACTATATCATCAATGGCAAGATAAAGAGGATGAAGGGGTATGGATCTTCGTTCTTGTTGCCCGAGGGTGCGCTGTTCCACGATGTCTTTTCCAATTCCGACGAGTACAGTCTGGAGTATGTGTGCGAGGAGCTACGCAAGAACCCGCCCCCGCCTCCTAGCGAGAGCGGTCAGGAGGGCGGCACAGGCCCTTCGGAGCCCCGAGAGGGACAGGGACAGGACCAAGAGGACGAGAACGCTCCTCCAGTCTCTGCCGGGACAGGCCCCGGTGACATTATTCCGATGCCAGACATTGATGCGACCGACCCAAAGCAGGTGCAGAAAGCTGTCAACGAAGTTCAGGACCGTATCGTTCGGGCACGGATCGCAGAGAAGGTTACTGGCTCAGGCAGTGTCAGTGGCATAACAACCGTAGACAACTCCGACTTGGTGTCAAAGACGGTACCGCTTCAGACCGTCAAGAAGTTCATTCGAGACCATGTGAAGTCTGGCCGGACATGGAAGCGTCCGAACCGCAGATTCATCGCCCAGAAAATTTATATGCCTGCACGCAACCGCGTGCCGAACAAGATGTATTGCTGCATGGATACAAGTGGGTCCGTGGGCATGCTTGAGACACAGCAGTTCAGGGACAACTTGGTATCGTGGTCGTCCATTGGTGGCATTGACAAGATTATGATGTCCTATGTGGATAGCAGGCTGCACAAGAATACCGCCACAGACACGCCGTGGTTTGAGATCGCAACTGCCGGTGGGCGCAACGCTAGGGACATGGTGCTTGAGCTTTACGGTGGGGGCGGGACAACATTCGACCCCATCTTTGAGCACATTGCAGAAAACAATGAGCAGGTTCCCGGCTTAATTTACTTCACAGACGGCTATGGCCGAGTCTCCGCACCGAAGCCCCCCTTCCCGGTGCTGTGGGTGACAACGCATGTAGCCCCAACGTTCGTTAACCAGAGGCAATGGGGGGAGGTGGTGTACATCTAATGCGAATGATGACAATACGAAACGTGCTACAAGCTCTTGGTCAAGAGGTGGACACGATGGTCGAGTTCGGTACCGGAGAGGTGAGCTGGACCGACCTAGAAAAATTTTCTGGACAAGCAATTGATTCGGTTAACTTCTTGGACGAGGTGGTTCTAGACTTCAATAAAACCATGATGGAACACTTTGATTTCTTTGTTGACCTACAAGCCTCAGACGCATGGGCACACATGGCCCCAGAAGAAAGGCGCAGGGCGATAGACTTGGTAGATGACATGCGCGATGTGTACGATTTCTTTTTCTACGGAGAAAAATAATGTACAGAGACAAGAGGATGGCGCAGTATCTTTGCGCTGCCGCAATAACTTGCGTGATGGGCAACAAGTCTGCTGACCACATGAGAAAGCAATTGTTTGAGGATGAATCAAAAGATCTCTCTGATTTTTGGTACGACATGGCTGCTGCCGTACACCAAGCATTTAGGTTGACGTCTCGTGACGCTTCGCCGGTCACATCCTCGGCCATTGTCAGCGCATCCCCCCGGATCATCGGGACACCTTCCCCGGAGTCACACAATGGAAAGCCCGACTGACAAAAAAGGTTTAATTGAAACCGAAGAAATAATATTAGATTCGATTCACGACATTCTCACTGTCGTTAAGGCTTGGTGTGAGGCCGATGCCCGAATGGACCCGTCCCATGAAGGCCGAGTCCATCTAGTAGATTTTTGCGTTAGACAGGTGGAGCGCCTACTGGTGCCGCCGCCTGAACACTTCGACTAAGGGTGGTCCCACCTAGAGGATCACAAGGAGACAGGAAGATGAGAGGTAGGAAGGCGAAGAAGACCCGCGACAACGCCCTAGAAACAGCCAAGTTTTCGGGACACGACCCATTACTGCTAGTGCGCTCAGGCGCTATGGAGGTGTGGGTCTGCAAGAATTGTGACGACATCTTGGATGCTTGGGACAGGCCCGCTGTTGTGAATGGGCGAATGCCCTACACCCGATGCTCTAAGGCGAACAGGGGGAGACTCCACAGTCTCTACTTGGGGACGTTACTAATAATTAGTAACTGTTTCCGTAGGCTGCTCCGGCTCAAGTTTCAGGAGGGAGACAGTGCCTTATAAGCGTGGAAGACCTAAAACATGGACCTAGGGGTGACGGGTGACACGTGTCGCCTGTCGCCCTTGGTCGTCCCCCTTGGGGGAGGCAAACAACTAATGACCACAGCAGAAAGGACTGGTTGGGGGCTGCGTGGCGTCCTGACAATGGATGACCTGACTCCGACACACCCTACACACCCAAATACCAAAACTCTCTCCACGCATAGACATAGAAAAAGTTTGCCAAAACAGACGTGTACCCTGTGTCGCTACCGAAAAGGCTGGACCAATGAGCACTAACCCTGACACGGTGTCACGGCTGCATCCACCGAAACACTGCTGACCTCACACGAGGTGACATTGAGGTGGCGAGCAGGATCTGTATTGGGGTCATGGGGACCCCAAACAGAAACCCCGCCTCTAGGCACGACTTTGACGAGAAGAGCCTAAAGACGGGGACAATTACAAGACCTCAAGGGGCCTTGTTCTTGCATTCTGTTGGGAGAAAAGTTCTCCAGATGATGCTTTCTTTTGAGGAAACCATTCTTTGTGCTGCAACAAGCGCCACCTGCCAAGCGACAGATGACGCTACCTGTGGTGCTGTACAGGAATCGCGACGGAGGAGAAAGGAGGGAAAACCTCCGGCACTTAGTTAATTAAACTAATTACCCACCTTGGCGCAAGCGTTTAGAAATCCCAATCGTAATCATCTTGGTAGTCATAGTCTCGCCACCTGCCGGTAGCCTTCTCAAACGACAGGGGGCAACTACCATTCTTTCCCAGCCACGACCACCGAACCTTCCAGATGTGCGCCTCCGGTGGCTCTTCGTCTCTCTGGTGACGCCAAGCTGATAAACCAATGTCTGCCTTGGCGAACCAAGCAGCAGAGCCTGCAATGTCATGCCCGGTAACGATTGTTTTGCGCTCCGACCTTCGGTCGGGAGAGATCTTGGTGGGGTGGGCCACAAAGAAGACATGCGCGTCATGCTCCTTTGCCCATAGTTGCACCTGAGTCAGCATTTGGCTGATGGCGTCAGTCTCCCGAAGGTTGCCACCTACATCGATGTAGTTGTACGGATCAATGACCAGAATGCGGCAACCCATTCTCATCACAGCAGCGCTCGCAACATCAAGGATGCCTTCGATGTTGGTTGGACCATCCCTGCGGTAGTCCATGAACAAGAAGTGCTCCTTGATCCATTGGAATGCAAAATCCCTTTCTTCTGTGTCCATCTTTTCCACCGACCCATCAAAAAATGGCTTCCCAATTATTTTTTGTGCCAACTGGGCCATGTGCAACTCAGGGGGTTTCTCGAATGAACAGTACACGGTCTTCCATTCGTTGCTCTTCGCGAGGTTCAAGCAGATCTGGTCAACTAAATCCGACTTACCTGAACTTGGAAAGCCTGTCACAACGGTCAACATGCCGGTGGGCACCTGTATCAGCTTGTCTAGGCTTGGTATCCCCGTTGAGGCGCCACGCGCCTGCCCCTTCTCGTATAGGTCGGTGTACGACTGATCGTAAACCTGAGCGTTATGCAGGCCAACGGCGGGCAATGGCGCCGCATCCTCAAAGGCGGCTGTTAGGTAGTCCACACCCTCTGCCATCAAGGCCTCTGACGCATCCTTGTGCTTGCCAAGTGACACGGTCCAAACCTTTGAGCGACCAATGCGCCGAAGCAATTCTTCCTTCAGGGCATCACCGGGGCTGTCGAGGTCGGTGTTGATAATGATACGGCCCGCAGAGTCTAGCTTGTCCTTGGCTCGCCAGATGTATCGAAACTTGTTGTCGTCGGCGGGATCAATCCTTCCGTCTTTCACCTTCGGTGGCGCACCATTGGGGATGGACACGACCGTCACCCCAGAGGGAAGGTCTGCGCTCATCCACGACAGTGCGTCTACCTCGCCTTCACAAACCAAGAGGTCGTCGCCCTTCGTGTACTTCTCAATATTAAAAAAATCTTCACACACATTTTGTTGGCTAAACCGCTTAGTCTGATCAGCGCTACGCCACTTTATTGAAGTGACATCGCCGGACTTGTTTCGGTACGGAAAACCAACTGCAGGCAGGCGTGAACCCGCAAAGCTGTACTCATCAAGAATCGCATGAGACGTTAAGACATCCTCTGATATCCCCCTACCAATCATGTAACTCATGGCTGTCTTGTTGGGGGTCTTGCCGTTTGTTTTGTCCACCCTAATTCTCTCCCTTTTAATTGGATGTTGCGTGTATCGTGTCTCCTTGTGTGCCCAACCACCATTCTCACCGCAGTGGTGGCAGGTGTACTGAACCCCCACGCCGTCAACCTTTACGGACAGCGGTCTGTCCGAGTTGTTCTTGCGTCTGGTGCCTTGGCACATGGGGCACCGAAGTTTCTTTTGGCCTACTCCTAGGCTCGCGCAAATATCCCTAATCTGCTGTGGCGCAACTGCAATCAAGACTCCTCCTTTAGCACTTGGTGTAGGGTGTCCACCACTAACTCCCTTTGCTCCCGTGGACCGACAACGATTATAGCACGAGGATCCTCCTTGTCGAGACCCCACTCAATATGTTTCAGTTTTACTTGTCTATCGTTCTTGTAGACTTTGTCTTCCAGTAGATCAAGTATTAGACTTTCATCCAAGTCTGGTCTTCTGCTTTTGTAGAAAATCTTTATAGCAATACAAACATCATAATCTATAAGTTCTTCTCTACAACCAACTTGAGTATTAAAATCAGAGGAATATCCTAATGCTTTTTTGCTTTTAATAAACCTAGGTTTACCACCCATCATCACAAGCCTTCGTGAATTAGCTTTCGACGCTGGCTCGCCGCGAACGGTAATGATACACGGTGTTTCGTCAAGGGTGTTGCGTGTCTTAGTCATTATGTTTATCGTTTGCATCCGCTTCGGCTCAGCAGTATAAGGCCGACTTGTCCAATCAACAACAACAGGAGGATCTGTGTCAGAAGAGCCGCGATTTCGTGTGCTCCAGAACGTCGGGGCACCACCCCAAACCTCAGGGAGGAAGAAGAGGTGGGGACACCTACCACTCGAAGATATCGATGTTGGCGACATGATTGAGCTTCCAATGAGTGAAGAGCAGTCAAGCGAATTGATATCGGCATTGAGTAGTTATGTGTGGAGGTTGTCAAAGAAGTTGAACAAGAAGTTTTCCGTTAAGAAAAACCACATCGGCATTGGAATCTGGAGGGTTTCGTAATGAATGTTGAAATTCGTAGTGATGTTCCTATCCCCAAGCGTGGGGCGGTGGCGTACCCAATCCTAAAATTAGAAGTTGGGGATTCTTTTTTTGTAGACGCAGAGATCGGCACTGACGGCGGGCAGAAGGCGGCCAACACCCTGCGCTCATTTGTCTCTCGTTACCATAGGCGCCTGCGTGACTCAGGTGACCCGCGCCGCTTTCGCGTCTCTCGCTACGACGATAATTACATCGGGGTATGGCGCGTCCAGTGAATGTCACCAACCAGTACGGCGCACCCGAACAATTCGTTCGTGCCATTCAGAACGACGGTTACTCGAAAGGGGAGGCAGACTTTAGTGCCACCGGCCTACTTCGCCCCCCACAAATAAGCCGTCTTGAATCAGAGCATGAAGACAAGTTGTCTACGGATGTGGCAGACAGGCTGTTTGCGTTACTTGGCACGGGTGTCCATGCGGTCCTTGAGGGCCATGCACCAGATGACGCACTGGTTGAGCAACGATGGTTTGCTGAGATGAACGGCTATGTGGTATCAGGTGCAATAGACGTTTACCACGAAGGGCACGTTACCGACTACAAGGTGACGGGAACCTACGCAACGATGGTGGGGAAGCCTGAGTGGGAGCAGCAATTAAATGTTTATGCTTGGCTGTTGCGCCAGAACGACATGCCTATTGAGTCGTTGACAATCTGTGCAATCTGTAGAGATTGGTCAGCAACCAAAAGGAACAAGCACCCCAAGAAGTCTAACAGGATGTACCCGGCCTCACCGATTGTCCCAATCGACATTCCGCTATGGCTCCCCGATGTTGCAGAGAGATTCGTACATGAGCGCATTGAGCTTCACTCAAGTGAGTCAGTGGTGCCCTGCAGTGACGAGGAGAGATGGAGGAGGGGTCCAAGCTACATTCGGTGCGAAACCTACTGTTCGGTCGCGGACTTCTGTCCGCAATACCAAGCAGAGAAGTTGTGAAGAGTCCACTAATTATTAGTAAAAGGAGGTGGTAGGGTGAGTAAGGAAGCGACAGCCGGAGAGATCTGGCAAACACTGTCCAAGCTTAACGTAGACGAGCACACAGAGGACCGTAACGGTTTGTCTTATCTGTCGTGGGCTTGGGCGTGGGGAATCATGATGGACAACTACCCCACGATGAAGGTCACTTGGCACGGCGATGGTGACCACCTTGACCACATCGTGTACCCCGGCGGGACGGCGGCTGTGTCCTGTACTGTGTCCATTGGGGTTGTGGCACAGCATATGTGGCTCCCGGTGATGGACTACCGGCACAAGGCCATTGCCAACCCGGATGCTAGGTCGATCAGCGACGCAAAGATGAGGTGCATGGTTAAATGCTTCGCACTCTTTGGTCTTGGTCACTACATCTATGCGGGAGAAGACCTGCCGCCCGGAGAAAACAAAAAGGCAGGAAAAAATACTTCTACACCAGCGAAGACTGCTAAGCCCGCCCCAAAGCCTAAGGCAAAAGCCGAGGCGACACCCAAGGCGACGCAGGAGAACGGAGATCAGGTTTACGCCCAAGAGATGCTCAGCACTGTTAAGTCTCTCGCGAGCCGCCTGTCCAAGGCAGGGTGGGAGCCTGACCCTGCCTTTAAGGGGCGCGTCAAGACCGCAGTAAAGTCCGCTGACTTGGGTGAACTAAAGGCAGTATTGAGTGAGATGGAAGCAGTAGGAAATCCCGCACTTCAACTTTCAGGAGAGATCCAGTAATGGCAGAGTACAAGACCGGACCAAGACAGGATTTTGCGTTGTTCAAGAACAAGTACGCAAAGACTGATCGGCATCCGTCCGAGGTCGGCAACATTGAGATCGAACGCGAATTCCTTAAGGCCATGGTCGAACAGGCAAAGACCGGCGTCATGCCGACGCTGAAGGCCGCTTCATGGAATCGTACATCGAAGAAGGGGGTCGCGTATCAGTTTGTGCGGCTCGAAGTCGCCATGCCACAGGAGGACAGTCCCATCATCCCCAACGAAGCCGAAGAGTCAGGTGCGGCTGAGCAGGATGACGGCGACGACGACATGCCGTGGTAGAGAGAAAGAGCATCCTTGTTCGTCTGCCCCCTGCGATAAAGCAGGGGGTGGATGATCAGGCTAAAGAGTCAGGTGTAAGCCGGAATAAGATTATAGTGGAAGCGGTGACCCTGTACTTGAAAGACCTCAAGAACGGCCCAAAACCCACCAGAGATACTTGGTGGAAATAAAACGTATGAAAATATTTTTTACATACGCAGCAGGAGGCCCCCATGTTCCACGCAAAGCTGAAAGATCAGGGGACATGTGGTGGCCGTAGCCGCTTGCCGGCGGCTGCATGGGTGTCCCTGATAACCTTGAATCAGGGTTCCGTTTGGTAATATGGTTGCTGCCATATAATCGGAAAGGGTCGCCCTCCCAGATGCGAGATCAAAGCCTCGTTTCTTGGTTGAGGGCACCCGCACCCACATAACTAATCGGAGGTAGACATGAGAAAGGAGAAGGACATGGACACTGGACCCGCATGGCTCGTAGAGGCCCAGAACGACCCCTTTCAGACATCATTGTTTGAGGGAGAATCAGCTAGGGATAAGGCGGTTGCGAACCTAGACTTAGCATATGACGGCTGGATAGATTCGGTTATGAAAATAATTTCATCAATTCCAAATTCTCAGTCTTTCACGACTGACTACTTGTGGGAGCAAGTCGAGTCTTCGCCCAATGAGCCACGCGCTATGGGTGCTGTTATGACTAGGGCGAGAAGGGAGGGTTTGGTGACCTCTACTGGTAACTACATTAAGAGCAGGCGTCCTGAGTGTCATGCCCGACCTGTTATGATATGGAGGCGTATCTAATGAAAGAGTTAGGGGGCCTGAGCCTCACGCCGACGAGAAACGATCTGCGGTACATAAACGACCACGACGACCCCAAGGCGGTGCTCGCCGCATGGTACAATGAGATCCCAATGGGGGCGTTTACAAGCAATGATGCGGAAGCGTTTCGTGCTGCGGTCGAAGATGAGTTGCGGCACATAGACGACAACGCCTGTGACCCCGTCGATATGTCACTGATTTCCATTGAGGAGGTTTAACATGAAACGCGAAAAAACAAGGAAGACTCGACCAGTAATTGATTTACCGGACATTCCATTACTGCCGTCACCGGAATCCTTTGAGGATGACCGGGAGGGACAGTCAGGGTACGCAGCGATGGTTGGCTGCATTCTGATGCACTTCCTTGCCCCGGTCGCGAGGGGGTTCGATGGAGAGGGGTTGCCCCCCTTGAGGGATGGATGGGGTGACTGGAAGGATCTTTATTACACAGAGTCAGAGAAGTCGGGCCTCACCGAAACTGAAGCATCTGATTTTCTGGCCCACACATGTGTAACCCTAGTGCTTCTGGGTGTAATCGACCCACCCCCCGATGAGGGGGTGCTACCGAAAGACACAGACACCGTAGTCCATTGATGGACTGGGTGTACGTCTTGTTCACATCATTCTTGCTTGGCTGCTTGTTTGGTTTTTTCTGGGGAGCCCTGTGCGGGTACGCCTTCGCACTCTATGACATGCTCCCCGATGGCGACTAACGGATAAGGGATACCAAGAGGGCACCGGCCAGTAGGGCGGGAGTTTGATCCATGAGGCGCTTGGGGAGTGGAGGCATAGCCTTCGCCCTCCAAGCGTCTCT